GACCGGTCCGGCAGGTCCGGCCGGAGTCGCGGGGCCGCAGGGCGGTGCCGGGCAGGCGGGCAGCACGGGGCCGACCGGGGTCGCGGGACCGCAGGGCGCTACTGGATCGGCAGGCGCGACTGGGCCGACCGGGACTTACACCTATAAAGGCGTCACCGACGCCAGCGAGGCGGCACCGGGCACGGTCGGCGAGGTGATCAAGGGCAGCAACGCCTCCGGGATATCTCTGGTGACCAACATACCCACCAACCTTATCACGCTGCATCTCACGCCGGGCGACTGGAACGTCGGTTCTATTACGACCTTCACGCCGGCCGGCACTGGTCCCAACGGGTTGGCATCCGGCATCACCCTGTCGTCCGGCACGCTGCCGACTGATGCTGAGATCACGTCCGGCGCCGGCATTGCAAACCAGCTGTGGGCATCCTCGATGCCGTCGAACAAGGTGCAGAACATTCCAACTTCGTTGTTGCGGGTCAACACCGCCGTCCCGAAGGACGTATTCCTGGTGGTGATGGGGTCGTTCGGCGGCGGGACGGTGACGGCGACCGGCTACATGAGCGCGCGCCGCATCCGGTGAGCTTAACCTTTTCTTAAGAATTAGCGGCTAGCCTGCGACATCCCGCTTCAGGAGGAAGTCACATGGTGGCCCCAACTAAGACTAAGGAAGCCCAGCACAACGTCACCTTCGCGGAAGGCGGCGACACCAAGATGTTCGGCGAGCAGGCCGCCGGTCCCGACAAGCCCGGCAACACCGGCAAGGACCCGACTTCTGCGCCAGGTCCGAAATACGCGGCCGGCGGCTCCAGCAAGATGGCCGGTTACAATCCGTCCGTTCCGGCCCGGGCGGGCATCACGAGCGCGCGCTGATGCCGCGTCCTCCGGGTGGTTTTGGTCCTCCGTTGCGGTCGTTGCGCCGGGTGTCCGGTCCCAAGCCCAAGCCGATGGACCCGGCCAAGTCGGTGATGGCTGCGCCGCGGCTTAGACCGACTTCCACGCGCGAGTACGGCAAGGGCGGCACGCCCATGTCCGGCGGCCCCGACATGGGCGTGCGCGGCGGCGGCATCGGCTACGGAGGATACGATCCCAATGTTCCACAGTAAGCCGTTCAAGAAGGATCTCACGCCGTTCGCCAAGGGCGGCAAGGTGGTCAAGCACGTCGGCAAGGGTGCGCGCGAGCAGACGCGCGGTTCTGGCGGGTCCGAGTCGCTGACCGGAGCCGACTCGCTCGCCCGGATGGCGAACAGCTACCCCAAGGCGGCTGCCGGTCCGGCACCGACCGAGAGCCTGGGTGGACCCGCGCTCGGGTCGTCGCCGGTCCCGATGGGATCGCGGCCGCCGCCAGCTCCGACGGCGATGATGCCTTCCGGTGGTGGTGAGGAGCCGGACGGGGACGAGGCTGCGTGAGTACGACGAATAATTTGACCAATCAGGCGCGCTTTTTACGCAACGCTTCGCCCAAGGCCTACGACGATTTCCTCGCTGCTTTCACGGCCTACACCGAGGCTGCGGCAGCGACTTTGGTCGTGGCGACCGAGAACTGGCAGCTGTACCAGGGCCACGCGCAGCAATGCCTTAAAATCATGAAGGCTCTTGAGGAGGCCAAGAATGGTTGAGATCACTGTCGACCAGAAGCCGATGGACCGACCCCCCTACGATCCGAACGACATCCCGGAGGCGGTACGCAAGCGTGTTGCGGCCGTCGAGGCCCTGTACACCCCCGGCGAGGCTGCACCGGCTGCACCGGCACCGCAGGAAGTAAAGGCACCTAATTCCCCGCCGCCGCCAGCGGACTTGGCGGACGAGAATTCGGAGAGCTGGAAGGCGCGTTTCCTCGCGATGCAGGGGCGCTACGCCGCGACCCAGAAGACGGTCGGCGAGATGCAGGAGCAGATGACCCAGCTCGGGCAGGAGCTGATGCATGTCCAGCAGGCGCGTCCCCCGCAACCCAAGCCGCGGCCGCAGCAGAGCTACCTGACCGACAAGGACGTCGAGGACTACGGTCACGAGCTGATCGACGTCACCCAGCGCGCGGCGCTCACGGCCGTCGCACCGCACCTGCAGGAGGTCGAGCAGCAGAACGCCGCGCTGCGCAAGCAGCTCGCCATCGAGGCACGCCGCCGGCTGGACCAGGCGGTCGAGGCGGCGGTGCCGACCTACAAGGAGATCGACCGCAATCCACGCTGGCATCGCTGGCTGCTCGGGATTGACGTTCTGTCAGGACGTGTTAGACAGCAATTGTTGAACGAGGCTATATCCGGCGGCGCAGCCCCCCGGGTTATATCGTTCTTCAAAGGCTTTCTCTCGGAGGAAGCAGCTACGGGTCACCTAGAGCCAGCGCCGACGTCCCAGGCAGCAAGCGTTCCCAGGGAAGCGGCGATACCACTGGCATCATTGGCGGCTCCTGGCAGGGCAAGGCCGGCGACGGGTGGCGACACCGCGTTTCCGCCCGACAAACCCATTTACTCACGCGCCCAGATCGCGAACCTGTACCGTATGCACCAGAAGGGTGCGTATGTCGGGCGTGAAGCCGAATGGCAACGGCAGGACGCTGACATCATCGCTGCGGGTCGTGAAGGGCGCATTCGGTAAACCCGGGGGCGGCCTGTCCAGCATGTGCGGTAGCCCCCACGCATAAGGGGCTACGACGATGGCTATTCCGACCGCAGGTTTTGGTATCGCAACGAGCGGTACTACCCCTCCACTGACTCCGACGACCTCGACTGCCAACGCTCTCCAGGCGACCGGGTTCATCCCGGAAATCTGGTCGGCGAAATTGGTCGAGAAGTTCTACGCTTCGACCGTCCTCGCGGCGATCTCGAACACCGACTACGAGGGCGAGATCCAGAACATGGGCGACCGTGTCAAGATCCGCACCAAGCCGACCATCACCATCAAGGACTACCTCGCCGATGGCCTGCTCGGGCTTGACCGCCCGTCCGGCGGCTCGATCGAGCTCTACATCGGCATCGGCAAGTATTTCTCGTTGATCCTCGACGACGTGATGGAGATCCAGTCGGACCTCAACATCCTGTCGATGTGGTCGGACGATGCCGCCCAGCAACTCAAGATCACGGTTGACCGGGACGTCCTCGGCGGCGTCGTCGGTGGCGCGCATGCCAAAAACAGGGGTGCGACAGCCGGAATCATTGGTGGCCCGATCAATCTGGGCATCAAGGGTACGCCACTGGCGGTGACGCGCTCGCCGACCGGCGGTCAGGTCGACATCCTGGAAGTGCTGCTCCGTCTCGGCCAGTGCCTCGACGAGCAGAACATCCCGGAGGAAGGGCGTTGGGTGGTGATGTCGGCAGCTGCCGGACGCTACCTCAAGCAGAGTGAGCTGCGGCAGGCCTACCTCTCGGGTGACGCCGTCTCGATGCTGCGCAACGGCCGGCTCGGGATGGTTGATCGCTTCACGATCTACATCTCGAACCTTCTACCCACCTCGGCAACCGACGCGACCAACTTCGCGTCCGGGGAGCAGATGGTTCTGGCCGGACACGCCCACGGCATCACGTTCGCATCGCAGATCTCGAAAGTGGAGACGCTGCGCTCCGAACTGACCTTCGGCCAGATCCTGCGCGGGCTGCAGGTCTACGGTTATCAGATCGTGGATTCGACGGCGATCGCCGAAGCCAAGATCGCGCTGGCTTAACGGTTTCTTAACAATCTCCCTCTAGGCTCCGCTTCACAGCGGAGCCTGGAGCATGGCGACATCTGCCAGTTATCACGGGAATTTCAGCGGCCGGGATCAGCCCACCTACAACACGGTGGCTGACTACGTCGCCGATGCCCGGACGATCCTGCAGGATTTGGTCCCAGACTATCGCTACGACAACTCCAGCATGTTGACGGCACTCAACGCAGCGATGCTTGAGGCCCGCCGGATCAAGCCGGAACTGTTCGTCTATAACTGGGAGTTCAACGGGCAGGTGCAGTCGTTCACCGAGGTCGACGAGACTTACGTCGAGATTGAACCGCAGTTTCGCTTGGCCATCGTGCACGGGTTGATCGGCCACGCACTCGAACGCGATCAGGAAGACTACCAGGACCAGCGGGCGACGGCATTTCTCGCGCTGTTCACCCAGGGGCTGGTTGGCAAGGCGCTTGGTGCTGTTGTCGGCGGGTCGCCGCCGAAGGGCAAGGGTGGTGGCTGATGGCACGCAAGAACGAATACAACGCCTATTGGGCCAAGCTGATCGGTCAGGCCAAGGTCGGGTTGATCGGTTCGTCCGACGCGCAGCTCAAGGTTCAGTTGTTCGACACGCTGGACGAATTTTTCGACGGCTCGTGCTGCTGGACCGAGGATATCGGGATTACCGTAATCCCCGAGACACTGGATTACCCGCTGCAGCCGGTGGGTGGACGCATCGTGCGACTCGTGGCGGTGCTCAACCAGCACAATCTTCCTGAGAGCGCGATCATGCCGGGTATCGGCACGGTGCGTTTCCTTTACCCGTACACTGACGTTCAGCCGATGACGGCGATAGTTGTAAAAACCGTCACCGACCCGCTGACCTGCCATCCGCCGAACATCCCGGATTGGGTACTGCCAAAATACGGCCAGGTGCTGCTGCACGGCATCTTCGGCACCATGATGATGATCCCGGCGCAGAGCTACACCAACCCGGAAATGGCGAAATTCCACCTTGGCAAGTTCAACGATGGCGTCAACGGCGCGATGGTAGCTGCCACCAAGGCCAACACCATCGGCGCGCAGAACTGGATGTTTCCGCAAAGCCACCGCTCGTCCAGCCAGCGCGGCGGGGTGAGCACCTACAACGTCCACCCGTCGCCGAGGTAACCATGCGCAAATGGGATGCCG